TCCCATAATGTAAGATGCCAGCAGGAGATCACCTGTCCCTCTCCCCGGAAAGCTGGAAGCGCTTCGCACTTGTCTTCCATGCCCTCCGGCGGGTTATAGGTGATGTTCTGCTCACGGAATGGAATAGGAGTCATGCGCTTTCCTTTCTGGCGCGGATCGTCACGCCCTTGGGGGTGATCGTCACGACCGCATTCAGCGCCCGCGCCGCATCCACCATCGTGTCCATCCGAGGATTCCCGTAGAGTTCCCTGTAGCCCATCAGGTTCCGTGCAGTATGCGGGGACAGCCCTGACTTCCGGCTAAACTCGCTGAGGGTCATCCCCCGGAGCTTGCGAATCTCATTCAGTGTCATCATCGGCCCTCCTAAGCGCCACGCTTTCTTCTTTCAGCCAGTCCTTGATGCAGTGGAAGCAATGTTCCCTGCTTCTGCAACGGCTCGTCTGCTTCCGCTGGACGAATTCACAGAGCAACTGGGTGAAGTTCTCCCGGATGTCTGCATCCGACATGGAGCGGATAAAGTCACCGTTGGTCATTTCTGCGGTTCCTCCATCAGCTCCATCAGCCGTTCTTTGGCGCGGGTCAGCACATCGATTTGCCTCCGGGCTTTCTTCTGTGCTGCCGGCATGGCCGCTTTCAGCGCCGGGGAGATTGCATTGAACACAGCCCCCGCATACCCCGGCATATTGGCGGTGCGCTCTGCATCGGAGATCAGCTCCTGCAAATCAGTGAGGAGCTGGACATCTTTTTGAAAATTTGACATCAGGCATCCCCCTTATACATTCTGAAAGCGGTTGAAGCACTGGACATTGTCACAGAAGCGCTCTGTTCCAATGATTTTCAGCGGCTTCCCACAGTATGCGCAATAGGTCGGACTCAGCTTCACGCTTATCGACCGCGGCGTTTCAGGTTCACTTTTCGTCCCACCATGCTGCATCAGGTTGATGCCGCACATGATGGAGCCGGGTTCAACTGCTTCCCAGCAGTAGGCCCGCGCCTTGCATACAGAACAATCTCTCATATTGCCATCACCCCACTTAAATCAAGAATGCAGGGATGAGAAGAAACCAGAGGTATCTCCCATCCCTTGTCACATAGACAGAAATGGAGATTGCAACGCACACAGCAATCCACTTTATGACATCGGTAATCTGAATCCACTTCATTCCGAACACCCCCTTTCCTCCACATAGCACCAACTCTGCGGCGCTTCATACAGGATGCAGCCATCGATTGCACAGGTGGGCGGCTCCATATAGTTGCCAGACGGTTGATAGTTCTCGCAGTCTGCATTGCCGCAAACGCCAGTCCCGTTCATGCCACAGAAACCGTGCCGGGAGAAATCCTCCAGCTTGAGCGGCTCCTCGTATAGCTTCAGCTGAGAGATCTGCCAGCCGTATACCGGCTCACCCTGCGCATACTTTACGATTTCATCAAGGGTCAGGCAGCTTTCATACAATGCAGGGAAGCGCTTGATGCTGATGCCCTTACCGATCGGCCTGAACACATCAAAGCCGGTGCAGACGAACTCACCGAAAACAAGGCCGCTCCCACGACCGCCATCCATGGTCTCATAGATATAAACCTTGAACGGCACTTCCAGCTTCGGGCAGGTCTTGCGGACCTCAACCGTCTTGCGCCCCCGCCGGATCAGGTCACACCACTTGGGCTTGATGCTGATAAGGACAGCTTTCACTTTTCGTTCTCCTCTCTGCACGCTTTTCTGCATGCTTCACACTTCTTGTAGGGTTCTTCGAGCCAGCAGTTAAATAACAGGCACTTGGGTTTTCTGTATTCCGGCAGTGCCTTATTTCCGTGTGTCTGGGTACGAAGTGCGTGGTACTTGCACACTTCTTCTCCCCAAAAGTCCCCACCAAAACTGCATTTCCCATATTCCGGTGACACTTCATGCGAAACCGTGATGGTTTTTTCTTTCATTGCTTTTCTTCCTCCGGCGGCTCCAACAGCGGCACCCACAAGTGTCATTGCTTCAGCCCTCATTCATGGTACATACGCTTGTTGCGGTCCCACTTCATCGTGACCGGGTTCCCACACTTGCAGGGCACCGTGATTTCGGGGTCTTCCAGATTGGTGCGGCCGCGGGCTTCAAAGTCACAGCAGGGGCAGGTGAACTCATACCGTGTCAGGTTGTCCAGCTGAACTTCCCCGCCGCAACGGCAGGTCACACTGGCGCTGGGTTCCCGCAGGAACCGGCCAAACACATCCCCGCATTTCGGGCAGCGCAGGCGCAGGACACCGTAGGCCGTGCCTTTGGGGATTTCTTTCCGCTGGACGCGCTTAGGCTCAGCCCCCGCAGGGGGGCTTGCCTTTGCCTTTTCCGGGATGCCGCCGGTCAGCGCGCAGGCGGCAGCATTGGCGCTGACCTCCCGCAATGCCCGGCTCAGGTCAGATTTGATGCTGTGGATCTCCGCCGCATCAGGTGCGGCCTTGAGTTCCTCGTGACGCAGGCAAAAAGTAATCAGGCTCAGCTTCACAGCGCTCTGCTCCAGACGCTCCAGTGCAGAAACAGGGATAGCCCCCATAGTTTTCTCATTCATCGTTTTCAGTCCTTTCTTCATTTTTCTTGCAGTCCTGAACGGCATTGCAAGGTTCATCACAGGCTTTGCAGCACTTATCACAGTTCGGGTGTGCCGCCTTGCAGTAGTCGCACTCCGACCACTTCTTTTCATCAGAGCCGTACTCCCGGAAAATCTTGTGGGTGCCGTCCCTCAATGCCTGCTCATCGTCGCTGATCTCATACCCCAGCGCCGTCAGCATTTCATAGGTGGCATCCAGTGTCGGATTTTCCCGATAAGAGTACACATATTTCTGGCGCTCAACATTCCAGTCCTTACTCCAGTAACCGCAATAGCTGCTGTCCATCGAAGAATAGGCAAGCGCCAGCAGCACCTTTTCCGGCATCGTGCCGTAGACCCCATCTTCATCCAGAATTTTGTACCAGTCCTTGCCGGAACTGTCCACAAATTCCTGCGACAGCTCCACACCGAGGATGTTTCCAATCAGCGTCAGGTCTAAATCAAAATTATCGTCTGCGGCACAGGCCATGTAGCGAGCAATGGCCGGGAATCCCTTTTTGCAATCGGTAGGAGCCAGTTCCACCACGAATTCACGGCGGAGGTTGAACATAAGTTCCGTGATGTTATGGAAACTTTCCCCAATCATGCGCAATTCCTCGCTGGCTGCATCCCGCTTTGCCTTTTCGGCATCCTCTGCGGCCACATCACGGGTCTTGTACAAATCAATCTGCCAACTACTCACCTTGTAGAAATACTGGACATGATCTGCATCTTCCGGCACAACAACATCTTTGGTGATGTTCCACTTGCTGTACCCGGTAACGTGTTCGTGGGTCTGATAAGTAGCATTCGGGTCTTCGATTGCAAATTTCTTGAGGTCTGCAATCCATTCAGCCTTGCGGTGTTCCCACTTCTGATTTTCCAGAACTTCCTGCATCACCCGGCGGAAGTTCTTAGTGCCAAGAGCTTCCAGCGCCTTATTTTTGTCCTCAACGCTCTCAATCTTATCCAGCTCTGCGTAGTCCGAAAGAGTGGCGCCGCGAAGTTCTGCCCGGCGGAACGCATCCCGGTCAAGAGAAAGAAGCTTCACCCTGCGGCGGATGGTGGACTGGGAGAAGCCAGACTTGGATGCCACCTGCTCTACCGTGTCGCCCAGATCCAGCATCAGCTGGAAGCCCTGCGCCTGCTCATAGGTAGTCAGGTCACTACGCTGCATGTTCTCAATCATCATGGTTTGCAGCTGTTCCCTTTCGTCCATTTCCACGACCACGCAGGGCACTTCAAACAATCCTGCCTGTTGTGCGGCCGCGGCCCGGCGGTGGCCGATGATGATGGTGTAGTCCTCGCTGGACCACACAGCCTTGGGTGTCCATGCTGCCGCTGCTGCTGCGGCATCCCCGCCCTCGTCAACGCACTTCGCAATGTACTCCCGGCTGTTGAGGTAGTGGCCGGGGATAACGGTCAGGTTCTGGAAGATGCCGTTCTCTTTGATGCTGGCGGCAAGTTCCGTCAAATCCCCCAGTTCCTTGCGGGGGTTGTCAGGGTGCGGATGCAGTCTCCTGCACGCAATGTTCGTGATCTCTGCCATGATTTATTTTCCTCCATGGTTTCAGAAAAATGTGAGCTGCCCGGTCTTGGTCTCACACAACGGCGGTGCAGCATCATCCTTTTTAGGTTCCGGCTCTGCCTGCTCGGTCTGGCGGCAGACAGGCTTCATCAGAAGCTCTATCTGCGCCCACTGGCGGCGCAGATACCAAATATCCGTAGAAAAGAACGGTGTGTACCAAATCCTGCTTTGCGGCCCTGCCGGGAGCAGCCCACGGCGATCATACGCGGTGCTTGGTTCTGTAATGGTGTTCCCGATGACTACATATCCAGCACAGCCTAAAAAACTGAGCTGGATGTAGCACATCAGTCCTGCAATCAGGTCAATATCCTGCGCCACAAAAAGCACCTTGTCGTGGTAGCAGATATTTTTTCTCCTGCACAGGTTGGCAAAAGCAATCAGCAGTGCGCCCGCACCGCAGGCCGGGTCCGAAACCGAAAAGAAGCCGGCATTCTCTGCCGCCGGGTCGCTTCCCCCGGAAATTTCCACCATGCACCTACAAACGTCATACGGGGTGAAGAATTGCCCGGATGCATCGTTGCCCAGCTCACAGAGCATGTACAGTTCCCCTAAAAAATCTTGGTCGGGGTTCTGCTCCATTCCCATAATGACCTCGGCCAGCAATTCAGCAAATTTATTTTGCTCGGCATCGCTGTACTTGGAAATGATGGTCTGATAGGTTTTGGTGCGCTCTGGAGCATTTTTCTTGTCGGTGGCATTGGAAATCTCAATGGCGGTCACCATCACGAAGTCCTGCCAGACCTGCCACCGATTGAACCGGCCGCACAGACTGTTGAAGATTTTCAGGAATGCTTTTTGGTGGTCGTCCCGGATGTTTCGCACTGCCGTTGCCTTTGCCATTGGTTATTCCTCCGTATCGTCCTCAGCGGAGTCCTCGGACGGTTCATCGTCATCGTTGGTGTCGTCCTGCGGGGCATCCTGCTTGGTATCCTGCTGAGAGTCCCGCTGAGAATTGGAATCCGGCACATCAGGCACCGGCACGCCGAAGTTGCGGAGTTTGCCGTTCTCCATCAGGTCACGGAAGAAGTACTGCTGCCAGAAAGAGATCATCTTCAGCAGGATGTTCTCAATCTTGGTGCGGAGAACCTTGTCAATGCTGAACGTGCCCTTGACCTTGGTCTTCAGCTCGCTGTTCTCAAAGTACCAGCACATGGAAGAGTCCTGACTGCAATAGCCGGTTTCCTCCACATTGCCCAGCATGTCCATCTGGGTGGCAACGTCGTTGATGGGGGTGATCACCAGCGTGATGGGATAGCGGTCCTTGAAGAAGCGGAACGTGAAGTTGTGCTCATCGCACAGGCCCTGCAGCTTTTTCTTCTGGGCCTCGTAGTTGGAAATTTCGCTCATGGTATGTACTCCTTTCAGCAATCAGATGAAATTTTGTAATCGTTGTTGTGGTTTTCGATGGCGGTCAGGCCGACGGCGTATGCCGCCCAGATGTCCGCCTTGAAGCCATAAAAGAAATCCGGGTTTTTGCTGGTGCCTTTTCCGTTTTTCAGATCGTGGGTTGCAAAACGGTCAATCAGCGCCCGCCGGATGGCCGGGTCATTTGCCCGGCTGTCATGGCAGATATGCCGCTTTTCTTCGATGCGGCAGAGAAGCCGCGGCTTCTGCGCCATCTGGATAGACAGTGCTTCATAGAAACGGCCAATCCAGAGGACGGTGTCAAACACTTCCCTGCCCACAGCCATGCCGTAGGAAGCCACCATTTCGATGACTGCCCACTGCCAGCCCTGTTCATTGGCAAAGACCAGCTTGTTGCGCAATTCTTCGTTATCGACCTTGCCGAACTCCAGCGGTTTCAAGGTGTTGCAGTCGATAACGCAGTAAGCGCTCTGCCTGTTGCCCGGATCAATGGCAATAATCGGGCATTTTTCACTCATAAATACGACCTCCCAAATTCCTGAATAAATCGGGCTTCCGGCCAGCCGTAGTGCTCCATAGCTTTTTTCTGCGCCCAGCGCTTCAGCCGGAGATCAGCATCATGGTTGTTGTGGATGGCGGTCGGGCCGTTCTGATGGCACCACGGGCAAAGCGTCACCCACAGGCCCAGACGCTTGCTCTTTGCCCGGTAGGCACTCCCGAAGTACACCTCATGCCGTGCTGTACCATACCGCCCGCAGATCAGGCAAACCGGCTTATCATGCAGGATGCTGGGCGCATAACCGTTGGAATCCAGCTTTTCGCCGTACTCATTCAGCGGCATCCGTCTCACCTCCCGTCACAATCCAGACCTTGTGAGAACCCCAGCCAGACCACGCAATCGCTTCCGCATGAGTGCCTACGGCCACATCTAAGGCATTTTCCTTGATGAGCGATCCGGTATCCTGTACCACTCTCATCCCTACGCCCTCAATCAGAATGACCGTGCCATAGGGAAAGATGCTGGTGTCTGCGGCCACCGTCACGCCCGGCTGAACCTTGGCACCGCTGGATGTGATGCCCTGCCCCTCCCCGCAGATATGCGGGTATTCCTCGGAGCAGTAGGCTGTGCAGTGAAACTCCCCTGCGTATGTAAGGGCAATGCTCTGATCTGCGGCAATGGTGTCCGTGAGCTGCTCAACCTCGGTCTGCAACTGCTCAATGGTTTCCTTGCGCTCCACGGCCTTGTTCATCCAGTTTTCTTCCCGGCTGGCGTAAATATCCCTCTCCATGGTGAGTTCATCCACCCGGCGGGCATAGACCGCGCTGGCAAGAGCGCTGCCGGTAAAAAGGCTGACTGCACAGGCCAGCGACACGATAGAACGAAACTGCATTTCAACCTCCAATCTGAGCCTTTGCCCCGCCGGGCAGTGCCGGGGGCTTCAAATTCTCAACCGGGGCATCCTGTACAGCCCGAATGAAGCCCGGCTTCACGAACTGGAGCAGGTCTGCGC